TCACCGCTTCCACTGCGCAGGGCCAGGTCGGGCGGCGGCCGCCTTTTCCAAGTCCGCTTGAGAGGTAATTACTGAAATCTCTGCTTCCCCATCAAGTGGTACCAGTACGCGGCCAGGCCGCTGATCTGCCACAATCTCCGCGCCCCAAGCCATTGCCACATGAGCCATAGTCATGGGGTTGATTTCAAATCCACGGACCCGCAACTTCCCATCCCCCACCCACACAATGGCCGCGTCATACAAAGTCGGAAGTATGGAGTCTCCGCCGCCGATTGGCCACAAATTCGCCACACGCACTGTTCGCCCGAAGTCTTTTTCATAGCCCTCCCTCATCGAAAATTTACCTACAGCCGTATAGCGCAAGGTAATTTCCCTGTGCCGAGGCAACGGAACGCCTTGATCGGAATACAATTTTGCTGCGATTACAAGCATGGCGACACCTCAAATATACTGTATATTTATACAGTATATCCAAAATTTAAGCGCTGTAAAGTAAACATCGGACGAGCGTGCAGACGTCTGCACACCCGGCCGCTTAGACTTAAAACAACCCAGCCGGCTCTGCTTCCTTATCCCAGCTATAAATAATCAGTTCTCTGCGTTCGACTGCTTTGCCACCTCCACCCACGTTGTAGTGAATGCCGGTTGAGTCCATCTGAAAGCCGGCGAACACGCGCCGGATGTCCGGGTGGTCATTCAGGCTCAAGATGGCCTTACCCTTCAGCCTGGCCATCAGCTCGGCCATCTTCTCGTACTGCTCGAACTCAAATTCCACGCCATACCCGGCCGTCTCCCAGTACGGCGGGTCCAGGTAAAACAGTGTGTGAGACCGGTCATAACGCTCCATGCACTTGTACCAGTCCATGTTTTCGATATAGGCGCCAGACAGGCGAAGGTGCGCGGCCGACAGATTCTCTTCGATACGCAGCAGGTTGAGCGGCGGCGCGGTGGTGGCCGTGCCCCAAGTCTGGCCGTCGACCTTCCCACCGAAGGCATGCTGCTGCAGGTAGAAGAAGCGGGCAGCGCGCTGCAGGTCCGTCAGGGTATGCGGCGGCGTGTCCTGCAGCCACTTGAACACCTCGCGGCTCGACAGCGCCCACTTGAACTGGCGCACGAATTCCTCCAGATGGCACTTCACGACTCGATATAGGTTGATCAGCTCGCCGTTGACATCGTTCAGCACTTCGACCTCGGCCGGCGGCCGCATGAAGTACAGCGCGGCGCCGCCGGCGAAGACCTCGACGTAGCAAGTGTGAGGCGGAAATTGCGGAATGATGCGGTCGGCCAGGCGTCGTTTGCCGCCGATCCAGGGGATGATGGGTAGTGCCAAAATGTGTACCTCCTAGTGGTAAAGTCGAATTCCTCCCATGAGGCAATCCAAGCCTACTCACCAGGCACCGGCTGATTGCTGCTGTTAGCGCAGCGGCGATCAGCCATTCTTACTATGGCGCCATGCCATTTTCACGCGCGAAGCTCTGGCATGCGCGGCCTGTTGCGGCCGCCTCCTCTGTCGGCAGGATCAAGGCTTGAATATCTCGCGCCACTGCGTCAGGAAATAGCCCGCCGGCGGAATCGGCTGGAGCGCCTCCTTCGGCACCACTGGCACCGGCCGGGGCGGCAGGCGAAGACCTTGGTGAAAATTCCGTTGGTGCAGGTCAAAAAAGGAGTACTATAAATTATCACTTAAACCACCAAGGATTAATAATGAAACGTTTTACAGATGCAATTAATTTTGCGGTCAAATCGGAAAATTGGTTAAGTGCCCTTTCGCTCAGTCTTACAATGCCTGATATTTGTGGGCGCCTAGAAGATCCCGCAATGAAAAGCGGCGCAAGATATGTTTCTTGGTTTGAAAAACATCTTCAGCATAAGTACAGCGCGCTGATCGGTCCGGCCCGTCAACACCATGTATTCTTGAGTGGCGAGGACTGTTTCGCCTTAAGATGCAGCTACCTGCACGAAGGCGCAGATGACATTTCAACCCAAAAAATCAGAAAAGCTCTCGACAGTTTTCACTTTATAACCCCACCAAAAAATGGAAATATTTTCCATACAAATCAGTCCGACAATAAACTGCAATTGCAGATTGACATTTTTTCGTCAGATATTGCCGACGCAGTTGATCAATGGGCAGATTCAGTTAAAGGAAATTTCGCAATTCAAGAACGTATGAAAAACTTAATCGTAGTTCACAATTCAGATCATGGGGTACGTTTTTAGATTAATCGCATGCAGATAACGTTGCTTCCAGCTGCCCTTCATATTGCCTGCCGCGAATCCAGTCCCGTACAAGCGCCAATACGATCTCGCCGTCTGTTGCCGTCGACGGCAACTTGTCGAATTCGTAGGCCGGCCGCTGCGGCACCGACTTTACACATGGTGTAAAGACGGGAATTTCGACCGGGTGCGGCGCCGGCGGCGCGCTGCCGCAGCCGGCCAGCACCAATACAAGCATCCATTTCATCGCACGCCCTCCAGCAGCAGCCTGACGGCCGGCATCGCCTCGTCGCAGGTCGCGGCGCGCGCGCCATCGATCCGCGCCAGGGCCACGTCGTACTTCTTGCCCTTGGCGGCGGCTGCCGCCTGCGCCGCAGCGCCGCGCTCCTGCGCCGCCAGGGCTGCCTTGGCCATGCCATCGATGGCACGGTTTTGCTCGGTGATCGACGCGCGCAACGCAGCGCTGACGCCCTGCTCCTGCACCAGCGCCGCGCGTGCAGCGTCGCGGTCGCCAGCGGCCAGCCACCAGCCGGTGCCGGTGGAGCTGGCCACCAACAGCAACGCGGCGGCCAGTATGATGGCGACCGCCTTCCAGATGCCGCTGACGGCGCCGGCCGCCAGCGCGCTGATGGCGCTCAAGATGCCCGCCAATCTGGCATTTCAACAGTCTGGCTGGCCAGCTCATGGTCGCAATCGCCGAGGAACTGGATCCGGCCATCGATGACGAATGAATGGCACACCTCCGGCGGATCCCCCTCTTCTTTCACAAATGACGAATCGACCGCGCGACCTGTCGTGACCAGCACGGAGGGCGAAAACGTCGGTTTATCGCCGTTGCCATTGAACGACCAGGTCGGGCCGGACCACCCTTGTCCGGCTTCGTGGACGACGTGATCATAGCCGCAACCGGGGCAATGAAACATCAGCCCGCCCAGCTGGCTGCGCCACAGCTTGCTGCCCAGCGCACTCAAGGCCGCACCTGCAGAATGCCAGCGCGCGTGCCGTGGCGGTCGATGGTGATGATGCGGTTGACAGGCCTGGCCACCGTGCGTGTGCTGACATGCACCCAGGTCAGCTCATTGATGATCTGGCCGATGCCGAACTCGTCCAGTTTTGGCAGGAGCGCCTGACATACCTGGTACGGCGTCATGCGCAAGGTCTTGAAGTCTGCCGCGCAGCCCCGCACGTGGTCGCTGCCGTCGGTGCTGCCGATGCCGCGATTCACGGGGATCGAGCGGTAGCCGCTGATATTGGCCAGCGGCGTGTCGATGCCGGCGCAAGCCGTCAGGTAATTACGGATGCGCTGCAGCAGCTCGGCCGTGCGTTGCAGTTCGGCCAGCACAACGGCCGGCGGCGTGTTGTCGACACCATGGCGCGCGGCCCAGTCGGAGGCAGTTAGTTCCTGCAGGGTAAAATTCTTGGTCAGGTTCACAGGCCACCTCGCACATCCTTGACGACGGCGGCCGCGTCGCGCGCCAGCTCGCCGATGTCCTTGTCGCGGCGCTTGTCGAACCAGCGCACCGTGGCGCCCAGCACCCACCAGGCAGGCAAGCCGGCGGCCACCATCAACGGCGCGGCAATGAAGAGGAAGCCCAGCGCCGGATCGCTGCCGTACAGCACGGCCACGGCGCGCGCGCTGTCGAACAGGCCCGGCATCCAGTTGCGCACGACCACGACCAGGGCCGGGCCCATCAGGGCAGAAAAGAGAATGGTGACGAAGAAGCGCACGCCCGCTTCCTTGGCAGTTTTTGGCCACATGAACATGAATCCCAGTGAAGTTGCGGCAGCGCCGGCAAGAACCGGGATGCCAAAAATTTTGATCAGTGCGCCGCCGGCGGCGGTCGTTTCGATGGCCATGTAGTGCCTTTCAGGTGGTGGAAATGAAAAAGGCCGCCCGAAGGCGGCCTGTGGTGTAGTGCTGCATTTACGCGGTCATGGCTTCCAGCGCATCAATGCGCGCCAAGGCCATATTCAACTGCTCACGTAATTCGCCAATCATCTGCCGGTCTTCCAGCAGCGCCTCATCCATCTCAAGCTGCGCCCCGTACATGCGCGGGATGAAAAAAGTTTTGTCCATAGACTGATAGTCTGGTTCAAGCGACACGACTGGGTTGCCCTCCGCGTCGTACCGCGTTACCTCCTTCATGGCGTCTTTCACGCCGATAACCGCTTGAGGGCAGAACTCCTGCGCCTTATGTGCCAGCCATCCCTCACCAGGAGATCCATCTGGCCATGTCCAGCCTTCCGGCGGAAGGTTGCGCATCGATTCCCTACAATTAGTTAGCAGGTACACATTGCTTTTCAGCCTATAGTCCGAGGTGGAGGCATAGCTGGTCGTGTTTCCGCTGGAGAAAATGTTGCCGGCACCGACGAACGCGGTACCGTTGTCCGTGTAAAACTGGATATGCGAACCGCTACTACCTGGAACTCCGAACTCGTGCGACGACGTCGCTCGAATGGACATCGCTTTTGTCGTCGGATCGATCCGGAACCCGTTTGTCCGGTTGGAGATAGGGCCGCCACTGATTGTGGTACCAAACAGAAATTCACCATTGACCCCGAAGCGGGCGCGTTCAGCCCCTAACGTATCGAAGCTCAGGGGCAAAGGAGGCGCTCCACCTGTAGAGATCGAAATCACCGTCGCACGAGTCGCGTCCACTTTCAACTGGACTACCCCTGCGCTATCTGGATTTGCCCCGTTGTACGCATTAAACTGGCCAGACGTCGCGGTCCCTGAAGGAACGACACCAAACACCGAGGGACTGTTAGCCGCACTGGTCTGCGCCAGCAGCCTGTTAGCATGCAACGCGTTCGACAGGTCGCCTTTAATGCGGAGACCGTTGCCGGAAAAATTCAAATTGACGAATAATGTACTGATGGCGGCAAGCTGGCCTTCTGCCAGCGTATTGAGCGCGTCCAGCCAATTGGGCATGCCAGGGTAGAAAATTTTAGCCATTACAGTTCCTCGATATCAAGCGATGTTGCGTAGGTTTGGAAATACGGTGTCGAGATAGCGGCCAGTTCAGCAAGGCGGCCGTACAGCTGATGGGCCTGCTCCAGCTCGGGATCGGCATCGTCGGGAAACAGGCTCACCAGGATTGGCCGGCGCTTGCCGCTGCCGCGCACCAGGCGCCAGGCACTGGCCCGGTCCAGCGGCGTCATGTGCTCGAGGGCCAGCGTCAACTTGCGATACGCGCTGCCGGCCTCGACGCCCTGCTCGCCGGAGCCCTTGCGGTATTGCGTCGACGTATCGACCGGCGTCACGCTGGCGCCATAGCTGGCGTTGTTCTCCGGCTCCCAGTAGTTGCCCAGCACAAGGCGCGAGCACTCGATGTAGCCGGCAGGATTGTCCGGGTCGGCAAGTTCGATGAAGAAGTGGCGCGCCGTCGTGCGCGGGAACCAGACGCGTGCGTAGGTGCCCCCGCCGAACGAAAAGGCATTGACCGCCAGTGCAGTGGCACCAAAGTCCCAAGCGCCCAGCGGCGCGTAAGCACAGGCAAGAACCGCTCCTGTGTCGAACACTGGCGTGGCATCACCCGGTGCGGCATATCCGCGGACGCGGATTAGAGCGCTTGCGGTGAGATTACAAAAAGGCAGCACAACGCCGCCGACGATTTCGCCAAGCGGCAGTGTCGCCGTGATCTCTAGAAACGGACCGACCGAGCGGAGCACCGCTGACTTGCGCTCGCGCTGCAAATTGGCCGGGCCCAGCGTGCCGGCCTGGCTTGATGCGGCGAGCACGGCGCGGTCGGCCGCATTGTCGTGAATGATGCGAAGATTGCTCATGGGAGCAGCGCCCCTTCCAGGATGAGGTAAGTAGTTGGCGAGATATACCCAGCGGCAACGCCGATAGGCTCGGTGGCGGCATATTCCCAACGCTGCTTCGCAACCATTACCTCGACTATCTCGGTGCTGGACGTGCGGCGCCACATACCGCGATAGAACTCGGCACGCCAGCGATTGGGGCCGGCGCTGGGATCGTATGACGGGTCGGAGGTTGGGCAGCCCATCACTACAGGCCGGGTCAGCGCCGGAATCGTCGTGACGGCCCCATTTGCCACACCAGATGCGAGCGGGAAAAGCGGGTTGGGACGGCTGAAGTCGTAGGCAAGAGCGCCGCTGGCGTTGTAGAACGCCGCACGGATGCCGCCGTCGTATAGCGTCGATACGAAACCGTAGGCCCACACCGCCAGGGGCGACTGCACGGAATCGAACTGATACGCGTCGAGCGACGAGCCGCAGTAGCAGACGACCTCCCACAGCCCTGGCGATACCTCGGACGATGAAATGATGCCGATGTTGCTATCGAGCGGCATATCCAACGCCCATATCACCGGACCATCATGCGCGATACGGTATGTGGAGTAGCCCCATCGGCGGCCGGGACTGGTTCCGGTGGCATCGCCGCTTGCCTGGACGACACCCTGAAGGGCGGCGCGGCCAATACAGGTCAAGCCCCGCGCGGCGCCGCTGATCACCAAATCCTGACCCGGATTTCTAAAGCGTAGTTTAAATGTCATTTTGCGAACAGTACGACTGTCTGGCCTTCGGAAAAACGATGAAAAACAAATCGCAAATGCCCAAGCGAATTGTCGGTGGTGTAGTTGACGTAGCCGCCCGTGCGGCCGGCGGCGATGGCGTAACCACCGGCGCCGCTGTAGTCGGGGAATTCCCATGTCGACCCGCCTGGAGCGACGGTGTAAAAGCCCAGCGGTACACCGCCGACAGCAAGGCTCGAATCAAACACGATGCGGTTCTGCGCATCGCGTACGCGAAAGCGTGGTGCCATGACTATTCCCCCAGCTCGATGCGCAGCACGTTGTTCTCGTCATACCAATTCCAGCCGGAGCCGGTCAGATCGTAGCCGGCGCCCGTGCCCGTCGCCACACGCCCCGGGCTGCGGATCAGGCCGAACGAACCTATCACGCCCGTGAGCATGCCGCCGAAGGTGGCGGCACCGCTTACTACCTTGAACTGCGGCGTGTAGATATCTCCATTCGGATCAAAACGAGCATATTTGCCAAGATTAGCGTTCCCCAAAAGCAGGCCATCCTGGCTCAGATGAAACCCAATGCCGCCGTTTGTGGGCCAGCCGTACGCACCTGTCGGATACCCTGTACCGCCGTGAATTGTCACGCTGTAAATATCGCCGGCCGTGACCTTGCCAAGATCGGCAGAAATCGCACTCAGCTGACCCACTTTCCAGGCATTCAGGTATGGCGCCGCCCAGCTCGTGGTACCGCTGGCGGGATTGAAAATCCCATCCGATCGATACAGCAACTCCCCTGCGCCGAACAGCGGTGGCGTCCCCTGCCATACCGTCCCGATGCCCCATGTATCAATCGGTGGATAGGATGTCGCGCCTTGAGTGCTGAGAGTCGCCGGTGTGCTGGACAGCGACAGCAAGTTGCTCTTGCTATAGCAAATGCGCGACGAATTACCCGCCACCCCGTCAAAATTCTTGCTGACGGTCTGGCTGGCCGTGTAGGTCAGACCTTCGACCACGATGCTGGCCGTGATCGTCACGCTTTCGCCCACCATGCCGCCATACGTCAGCGTGGCCACGTTGCCGACGCGCGTCAGCACGCTGGCATTGCTGGCGGCGAATGCCACCTGGCCCTGCATATTCACAAAGCCGGCCGTAAAATCGATGCTGGCCGGCGTGGCGATTGCCGTGGCCGCCACCTTGAAAGCCTGCGCCGTGGCCGCCAGCAGCAGCACGCGGTCGTTGGCCGGCTGGAAGCGCGGCACGGTATTCATGATGAGGTTGTCGCGCTCACCCGCGACGAGCCTCATACCAACACTCCCACGGTGACGCGGCCTGTCAGCCAGTAGCGTGACAGCAGCACCACCACGCCTGGCAAGCTATCCTGCAGGCCAAAGCGCGCATCACGCAGCAGTACGGGTTGCCCCAGTTCCAGCATCATCAATTCAGGCTCCCCGTCCAGTTCATAAATGGTGCGCGGCACCTTGTTCATGGCCAGGCGCCGCGCCGCCTCAGCATGCGCATCGGCGCGCGATTTCAGGCATGTTTCCACCTGCACCGGGTCGTCGGTCAGGCGGTAGCGTGCGCGCACTGCCTCATCAACCACCGTTTCGGTCAGCCATTCAGTCGCATACAGGTCGGCATGCGCCGGCGGGATGGAAGTGACCAGGCTCGACTGCACGGTGTAATTGCGGTCGAAAGCGATCTTGACGGCCGCAGCCACCGGGAGGCGCTGCGCCGGCCGCAGCGAGTGCTCCAGCATCTGGTCCGGCCCGATCTCCACCGGCACGCCGAGGGCTGGCAAGGCGATTTGCACCAGGCGCAGCTGGCCAGTGCGCGACATCAGCGCCTGCGCGCCCACGCTGGCGGCCAGTTGCTGAATAGCCTGCGCCTGGTTCATCCGGTCCGCAACGTACAGACCCACCATTTGCGGATGGGCGGCGTCGAAGGCGGCCAGGTTAGGCAGATCCAGATCCGCCACCGTGAAGCGGTCGGCCGCCTTGCCGTAGCCGGTGGCGATGCGCTGCACCAGCGGTGCGATACGCGGCGCGTAGCCGCCCACGTTGTCGCCCTGCACGCTGGTGGTGACGGCATTGGCCAGCGGATTGATCGGCAGCTTGAAACGGCCCGTGACCAAATTGATCTCGGTCGGTACCGGCTTGCCACTGGTGCGCGCCTCGTCGTTGATGAACCACTCGACCGGCCCCAAAAACCCGTATTCCAGCGTAGCCGGGTCGGTCAGCAGCGGGGTGACGTTGTGGCATTCGCCGAACGGGATCGGCAAAATCGCGTCCTTGTTCTGTGATGTGCCACCCAACTTAGCCTCGGTGATCGGCGTATTTAAGCGCTGCAGTTTGTCGCGCAGCACCAGGTTGACCGTCTCACGGCTGGAGCTGCCCACGTCATCGATGATGCCGTCGAACACCAGACGGAAATCGGCGCGCGGCCATCTGGGGTCGCCCGTCCAGGCCTTGATGGCGCGGTTGCGCCACACATCCCCCAGCCAGCCGTCGAGCGCCCCGTCACCGTTGTCCAGCTCGATGTCGCCGCCCGACAAACCCGCCTCGCCCGTCAGGCTGACCTGCTCCGTGAAGGCCAGGCCGCCGGTGGCCAGCGGCAGATATTCGGTGTTGGCCGGCACCTCGGCCGGGCCGGTGACGTATGGCCGCGAGGCGATATACCGCGTCACCTCCTGGCCGGCCACGTTCACCTGGGCCTCGATCAGCACCATGCGGACGGCCGACGGGCTTTGCAGCCATTGTAAAAATTGCTCGTCGGTCATGCGTATTCACCTTTCACGGTACTGGCCCAGGCGGAGCCTTTGGCCGATTTATCAACACCAGCAACGACCGTCTTGGCGGCACTGGCGTTCGACTCGACCGTGGCCTGGATGGCGGCGCCGGTCTGCTTGTGCTGATCGGCACGCAATCCCTTGACCTCTTCGCGCAGGCTCTTGATCTCGGCCACCAGGGCGTCGTTGTTGCCGCCGCCCTGACTTGGCGCGCCGCCGAAATAGCGCCGCATGGCTGCCGCCGCTGGCGCGTCGACCACCACTTCACCGCGGTGCAGTTCGGCCGCGTAGCCATCAAACGGCACGTTGGCCAGGCCGCCGGCATGGGAACCGTCAAACTGCACGCCCAAGCCGCTCGCGGTGCCCATCGCCGCATGCAGGTTGGCGATGGCTTGCGCCACCGTCAGCACGCTGTCGTTGATGGTGATCAGGCCCGACACCTGGGCCTTGAGGGCATCCAGGCTGGCCTGCTGCACGTCGACCTGCGCAGCGGCCCATTTCGCCGCATCCTGGTTCGCTGCGATGACGCGCGCGTAATCCGCCGCGTACTTTGCGTCCGAGGCGTTGACCACCTGCGAGGCCGTCAAGAAGGCCTGTTCTGCGGCCGACAGGCCAGACTGCGCCGTCGTGTCGCCAGCATTGGCCGCTGCCAGAGTCTTCTCGAACTGGGCCCGGGCCTCGGCATACTTTTGCTCCGGCGTCAGCACGGACTGACTGCCCAAGGTCATGCTGTCGTTCATGCCGTTGAGGTTAGCCAGCCACGACTTCGATTTGTCCACCGCCGTCTGGGCCGCTGCCGCCTCTCTGTCGTAGGCCTTGCCCAGTGCGTCCTTGGCCGATACCACAGCCTTGGCGGCCTGCACTTGATCGAACAGCGCACGGTTGACGGCGGCGATGCTGGAGCGCTGGATGGCCAGCAACTCCGTTTCGCTTTTCGTCAGTTCGTTGAGCTGTTTTTGCAGGTCCATCCGCTCGCTGGCGATTTCGCTGGCCGTTTTGACCACGGCGGCATAGTTGCCCGTCGCGGCGGCCAGCTGGCTGCTGTAATCCGATGCCGCCTTGAACGCGGGCGCCAGAGCCAGCAACTTGATATACAGCTCCTGGTCCGCCGCGCTGGCCAGGTTCAGGCCCAGCACCTTCTTCTTGTAATCGTCCATGGTCGTGGTGCCGGCCATGCCCAGCTTGCCCAGCGTATCTGCCACAGTCGACAGCACGGGCGCCATCTGTTCGGCTTCCGTCAGGAAGTTTTCGGAAAAGAAGCTGGTCCCGCTGGTGAGCGAGTCCAGGCTGCCTGCCAGCTTGATCAGGTTTTCGCGCGCGCCAATGGTGGCCACGCCCACAGCGCCGAAGGCATCTTGCGACGTGCGGCCGATCAGCTGCAGCGCAGCGTCGACGCCGGCGTAATTGCCGGCCACGCGCTGCAAGGTAGCACTCAGTTCCTCGTTGCCCTGCTTGAACTGGCCGACATTGGGCAGAAGCTCGACCGCGATAGCATTGCCTACACCTTCGAAGAACTTGGTAACGGCGCCCAGCCTGTCCGCTTCCGTGGTGAGGCCGGTCAGGTTGATATTCAAAGCCTGCGCTCGGGTGGCCAGGCTGGAGGTATCCACACCGAGCGTATTGGCCAGGGTTGCAGATACGTTACGAATGGCGGCGTATGTTTCCACAAACGCATTGGACGTTGTGGCGTCGACGGCTTTTCGGTCCGTGCCTGACTTATCACTACGGAACACGCCACCTTTCTGCGTCCATTTGGCATACTCGTTGCCCGTGAACCCAGTACCGGACAGCGTCCCGGTGATGCCAGTTTCCCCATATTTCTTGTCACCCATGCCGAAGAGGCGGTTGCCGATACCGCCGATCAAGCCGCCCAAGGCGCCGCCAATGGCCGCGCCGATAGGGCCGCCCATGAATGCGCCAGCGACGGCACCAATGCCGGTGCCGCCAATTACCGTGGCGTTGCTACCATACTGGCCGGAGATCAGTTTGCCGCCCAGCACGCCAGCAGCGATGCCGGCAGCGGCCGTAACCGCTGCACCAGCGAAAGCGCCAGAAGTCAGCGCCGTTCCCGTTCCGGCCATGCCCGCCGAGCCATAGGCTGCCGAAGCAGCAGCCGCCTGCGCTCCCGTCATCCCCATGCCGGCGCCGAAAGCGGATACGGCGGAGGAACCAAAGAGATTGCCCAAGGTGGCAATGCTGCCGCCGATGCCGGCAGCCACACCAGAGAATCCCTGCGTGGCAATGGTGTAGGCCGTTTTGGCGCTCTGCGCCAGGCTGGCGACGCCGCCCAGGCCACCACCAACCGCGCCGCCAGTCAGGCCCATACCGTCGGCTGTGGCCAAGCCAGCAGCGCCGCCGCCGGACACCGCCGCACCGATGTTGAGAATCCACTTCTTGATAGTCATCTGATACAGCAGGTCGAGCAGTCCATTTTTCAACGTGTCGCGAAGGCGATCCAAAGTAGACTTACCGCTATCGAAAATCGATACGAAAGTGTCATGCGCCCTCTGATCGACCGACTCCCACATCTTGGTTTGTTCCGCAAGATTGTCTTCGGCCACTTTCTTTTGCGCGGCCAAAGCTTCCAATCCACCCAGCGCGGTGGCGTTCTGCTTGCGCAGGTCGATCTCCCGCGTCAGCTGTGCAACATATGCCTCGCTCATGTCGAGCTCACCCCGGCGCGCCAGCCGATCCTCCAGCCGAGCGATCGTCACCAGTTCAATCGATTCTTTCGTCAGGCCGAAATTTGCCACCGCATCCTCGTTGCCCTTAACCTCGGCAGCCAGGCTGACATAGGCCGCGTTCTGCTCGTCCGTTAGCGCCTGGATGGCCTCGCGCACCTTCTTGGCAGATGCCGCCGATTTATCCATGGCATCAGCCTCGGCCATCAGCGTGCGCACATGAGCCAGATGGCCGGCGCTCAATTTCGTCTTGCCACTAGCCAGTTCGCTATCGAGCTTGATGGTGGCTTTCTCGGCCTCGGTCAATTCGCGTCCAGCAGCCAATTCCGCTTTCCCCGCTGCGATACGTTCAGCCAAGGTCGTCAACAGATTTCGATATGCCTCCTGTTCTTTCTTCGCAGCAGCGGCTGCCACGTCGGCCAATTTTTTGGAGGTAGCTTGCTGCTCCGCGTATTTAACAAAGGCATCGGCGCGCGCGGCATTTTCTTCTGCAATCTTGCCGTCGATACCGAATGGGTCGGGAAACTCGACAGCATCCAGCCCCTCTTTCGCTTCCTTACCGGCATTGATGACGCTTTCAGACCACTGGTCGATGGCCTGGCGCGACTTCTCCGCGTCCTCCTTCATTTTGTCGCCCATCCCGCCTTTACCGAAAGCGATATTGAAGTCACGAGCTGCGGCTTTGAAATCAAGTTTCAGCAAATTGGCCACTGCGCCATAGGCGACAACGATCTGCGCAGCAATGCCGCCGATCTCCTGTCCAATTGTTTTCAGTACATACAAGACATTGCCACCAAAGACCACAATGGCCTTGAACGTTTCGGTGAGGGGTTTGAAAGAGGTGTCGGCAGCATCGGCAGCTTTCGACGAATTCAACGCCTCGTCAGTGAGGATCTTGAGCACAGGCAGGAAGTCCACAGCGATCTTGACACCGACACCTTGCGCAACGGCACCCAGTTCGTCGAGCGCGTCATTGAACGCCGCTGCGTCTGCAGAATTTTGAGTGGTGATACCCGACAGTTCCAGGCCACGCGCGACTAAGTCGCTAATGCCTGAGGAACCCTCGTTCAGCAAGACCGCAGCCTCCTGCCATGACTTACCCAACGCCTCGGCACCGAACGCTGCACGTGCCTGCGGGTCTTGAATGGATTTGAAAATGTCAGCGAACTGCTTGAAAGCTTCCAACGGCTCCTGCGCCGTGATGCCAAGCTTGGCATATCGATCCGCATCCTTACCCATGTTGACGGACAGTTTCGAGATCGAAGCTGCAGCTGCCTCCAATTCAGTGCCGGACAACTTGGCACCGTAGCTAAGGCCAGCCAGATCCTCCACGCTGATAGCCGTCCTGGTACTCAGGTCGGTCAGACTATCGACAACATCAAGCGTCCCCTTGATGAAGGATCCCATCGCGAAGACCGACATGCCGGCGGCCAGACCTGCAAACATCGACATGGCGCTTTTTACCTTTGCACCGATGTTATCCATCGCGCTGCCGACAGTGCGGCGGGCCGCGTCCATATCGGACTGCAGGCGCGCGATATCCGCGCGCAGGCGGATCTCCATATCACTGATGATCGTCGACATATATGCCCATAAAAAAACCACCCGAAGGTGGCTGCACTAAAAAAAAAGCCCTGCAATCAGGGCCATTTCAATATCTACTTCTTGGCGAACATGCGCCCTATTTTCCTGCCGAATTGCTCCGCTGCCGGCGAACCCTTATATGCTGGCGGGGCCTGATAACCAGCATCTGCTGCCAACTTGGCACCAACAGGCGTATCAAGCGGAATCATGCTTTGTCCGCCGCAAGCCGCGCAGACCTCATGACGCTTAGATAAGCGCCAGAACGAATAAATCAGGCCCGGCACAATGAAACAGCACCAAAGAACAAGCTCAATAAAAATGGAACCTGGTGTATTATTTTTCACCTGTCCGACGGTGCCGCATTCCCTGCATATCTGCATACGCCCTCCTGATTCTAAAACGGCAATACTACAGCACCGCACCTATCCCAGGAACTGATCCAGCTTTCTGCTAATCTCTTTTTGCGAGGATTTGATGAATTGCAGTGACACGCCGTAAGGGGCTGGGCAATCGATTTTCGTTGCGGCGTGCGATTCGCCGAAGTATTCAACCGAAAGGCGGCGCAACAACTGCGCCTCAAAGGGCGAAAGACAGATACCCACTGTCCGCTGCCACGCCTCGATTTCAGAAAATGTCAACGGGCTGCCCCCCATACCGCTGGCCATCGTCGGTCCTACCTCGAAGAGATAGCCCAGGATGTAATCACCCCACTCAATCGGGGGCATTTGAACGTCGGCGCCCCGCTTCTTGAAAGCGTCTCGACGCGACAGAGGTTGCGGAGTCCTTGCCGCACGCTTGGCCGGTGCCCGATCAGGCGCCTCCGGCACGGCGTTTAGCCAGGCTGCATGACGGACGAAGATGGCGAGCTCGTCTCCGAGCTCTTTTTGAAGTTTCCCCGGTCACCGTTGAATTTATCGGCATCGTCGGTAATGTGACCCAGCTCAAGATCGGAGTAGGTTTTCATGAACAACTGGTGGCCCGTCAAGTCACCATTGCCGAAGTTGTTAAAAGAAACGGTGATCGCCGACAGAAAGGTGGCGCGCTCCTGCAGTTTGTCGTCGGCCGACTGCTTGGCCTCGGACTTGCCTTGCATGCGACCGAAGACGCGCGTGTTATTACGCTCCTCGGCCGCATGCTTAGCGGCCTGGTGCACCTTCGTTCCGGGGCTGTGGAAGGTGATACTCAGCGCATTGCCTTGTTCGTCGAACTGGGCTTCGCCAGTCGCGTCACGTACGGGCATGGTTCCGGTTGCTGCGATGGCGAGTTTTTTGATATTGAATGTCATTGGAATTACCTTTCATAGAAATTAGAATCGCCGCCTGCAAAGACGAAGCAGAGCATGCGGCGATGAGGTGGCCTTGCAGCCTTTTCAGGCGGGGCTTACACAGGTGCCGGAACGCGGATGGTGTCGCTCTGGCGCAGCAGCGAAAAACCGAACAACACGGCGTCATCAATGCCCGAGGCAGTTTCGGTGGGGGACATAGCCTGGGCGGTGAAGCAGCGCTCGGAAAGATCCTGACGCACCACCTTGTACGAGTTGATCGAGTGATTGCTCGCGCTCGCATAGGTACGGATCATTTTTTGACCTGGGTCGTCCTCGATCAGGGCCGTCTGAAATTCCGCAGTAGAACGCGTGCCTGCTCCTTTTTTCACCAGCTTGAGGGCGCGGCCGATATCATCGACCGTAGCCGTACCCGAGCTCTCGCCGACCACGTCGCCCATGGAACTGACGGCGCCAACCAGCACCCAGGTCAATGCGGCAAACGCTGCAGCAGTATTTGTAGTTGGCCGGCCGGCGGCGACATAAAGCTCGCTGCCGGAATTGGTTTGGAAATCTGGATCAAAATCAGCCATATTTGCACCTTCAAAAAAAAGCCCACCGGCATGTGCGGGTGGGCGGGTTGAGAACAATAAGTAAGTCAGCTTGGTGCAATAAACGAAACAAAAAAGTCGCGCGACTGCTCATAAATGCCGGCACCTTCATCGCTGAAATCAGGCCCCACATCACCACGCCGAACACTGCGAACCGGCACCCCTGCGACGGTTCCTGCGTAAATTCCCTTGCCTAATTTCGCGGCTTGCAGCAGCTTCTTTTGCTCGGGATAGCTCTTGGCGTACACCGTCACCTGAACGCGAGACCGCACCAGCGTTCCCGGCTCCCGTTGCGCAACGGTCAAGAACTCATTGCTACCAATCTCCTTGATACCGATCGCAGGTAGCACAGTCGCCTGCGGCACCGTGCCAGCGACGATCTTTTCGGCAGGTAGCAAAGCCGCTAACGCCGGGTGAGCCAACAGCAGAGCGCGCATCACCTTGACCGCGCTCATGACTGATCCGGCGGAACATCAAGGCCAGCCAGCGTCAATCGCTCACGCAATTTATTCACGACCGCTGCAAGCGCTGCGGCGTGACTGGCATCGGCACCAGGCCGCATGTATGGGTGCGCCTGGGCCCCGGGATGGTCAACGGCCTCTACTACCGCACCGCCGATCTCCAACGCCTTCGCATCCTTCGGCTGTATTTTGTGAGGCCGCGTACCAAATTCGACAAGCTGGGCATACCAGGCCTTGCGGTTACCAGCCTTTAACGATCCGATGAGGACGCCGTCCTTCACCTTGATGGACACACGAACGCTCTTTTTCAAGTCACCCAATTGGACCGGCACAAGCTCTTTCACCGCCTTGCGGTAGACGACCAGCCCGGCCCGCACTGCCGAACGCATCACGTTCTTTTGCACCTTGGCAGGCAAGGTCTTCAACAGGTCATCCAGTTTTTTACCGCCGGAAATTGCCAGATCATCAGCACTCATGATGAAAACTCCTCAACCATAAATTCAAGCTCTGTTCGACCTGTGATCACTGCTGGTCCGGCTACAATCTGCAAGGTTCCCGGTGTTCCTGTCAAACGGACAATGCGCATTGCGCTTGTGACGTCAGCACGGTAGCGAATGCGGATGCGTGCCGAATTGGCGGCCAGCCTTATGCCATTGGTCACGGCCTCCGACTTGCTCGGCATCACGTCGACAATCTCCGCCCACACTTCGGCCACTGGTAGCCACGAGGCGGGAAGCTGCGTCCCGTAATCAGGGTCCACGGCAGCACCGGGCTTTTCAATCCTGATGCGGTCCTTGTACTTGAGCGCGCTCATTCGTATGTCCGGCAAGCATCAAGCAGCCGATCAATAAAAGTAGACTGTACCGTGTCACGCTCGCTACGCGTGGCTGGATCGAACTGCTCCACCAATTTCGCGAGCAAGTAGAGCTGAATGTTCGCTGGCGTTTTATCGGGCGTATTGCCGTAGCCACACTTCACTGTCACGACCACAGTGCAGACGTCTGCACTCGCCGGCCACGCCATGTCCCGTGCCGGAACCAAGCTCGACTTATAATCGCCGCGCACCAGCTGATATGCCGCTGGCGCCAGCGTCTGGCCGATGCCGTTGGCATCGAGGTACGTGATCGATACCACATCGTCTTTGCTGAGCACGGGATGCGGCAACGGAATTGACTCTGGAAAACGATCCATGTGAACTTCCCACGTCTGCTCCATCAGGCGTTGGCCAAGTTGAAATTCGGCATCAGCGATAATGCCGCTCAGCCAGGTGGTGATCAGCGCGTCCAGATACTCTCCGTCGACGCGCAGATTTTCGCGCGCCTTGGCGAGTGGGACGGCCAGCACAGTCGGCCCCTCGATGCAAATTTTTCTCATGCGCATCTTTCAATAGGATTACTTCGATGTGGCGCTCTTCTTCGCCGTTTTGCTCGTGGCTTCGGCCGCTGCCGCTTCCGCTTCCTTCGCTGCCGCCGCTGCTGCTTCTGCTTCCTTCGCTGCCGCCGCTGCTGCTTCCGCTTCCTTCACTACCGCCGCTGCTGCTTCTGCTTCCTTCGCTGCCGCTGCTGCTTCCGCTTCCTTCGCTGCCGCCGCTGCTGCTTCTGCTTCCTTCGCTGCCGCCGCTGCTGCTTCCGCTTCCTTCACTACCGCCGCTGCTGCTTCTGCTTCCTTCGCTGCCGCTGCTGCTTCCGCTTCCTTCGCTGCCGCCGCTGCTGCTTCCGCTTCCTTCACTACCGCCGCTACTGGCTTCGCAAATTCGCCAGCGCAGCAGTCGTGGACGAGGTGGTTGGCAAATTGCGCATCGGTCAAAACGCTATCACCAGGATTGAGCGTGCCGTAGCGAGCAGTCAACGCCTGAGTGGTGATATTCACTTTTACGAGTTCCATAAAGTTCTCCTGTGAGGGCCGGTCGGGCTGACCGGCCCATTTTTGGTTAAGCAGGCACCAGCTCGCCGTAGCGAGCGGCGCCTGGTTTCTCGACCGTCAGCGCCGCGCGGCGTTCAGCGCGAATCGTCACCAGGTTGTTGATGAAGTTATCACCGTCCGAGTCGGACAGGTCGATCGCGACGCCTTCACGAATCCACAACGTCGCCGCCTGCGACAGGCTACCGACCCACACGCGGCCGGCCACCATGGCATTGCTGGCGACCACAGGCAGGCCGAACAAAGTGGGCGGGACGGCCGAGCCGGGGTCGCCCAAGATGTAACGACCGGTGTCGTCTTTGCTGAGGCGCAGGGTCCACCAGTCAGCGGTATTGAGGACGATGGCCTCGGCCGGGTAGTCAGCCAGCGCGCAGTCACCGATCATCTTGCCGATCAGGTCGAAGCGGTTGTTGACCAGGCCCAAACCCGTCAGCAATGCAGCGGTATAGCCGTGAGGCGTAAAGTTGCCGGCGTTGGTCAGGCCGTTGATGTTGGGCGATGCACCGTTGCCGGAGACGATCTGGTTTTCCACGCGCAGATTGACGCCATACACCATGCGACGGTTGATATACGCCGCCATCGCCGCATTGTCCATGGCCAGCTGACGGGTAATTTTGATCCAGTGCGCGATCGTGCTGACTGGCATGGTGCCCGGCAAGAACGTGATCGAACTTTGCGGCTTGGTAGCACCTTCCGCCGTTTCTGCTGCTGCATTGGTGAACACGTTTTCGCGCACCCAATCGATCGCATTGGCCGACGTGGGGATCTTGGTCAGCAAATCTTCGATCGTGAAAACGCGGAAGGCACCTTCGACCAGGTTGGGACGGCGCTCGCTGAAAGTGTTGGCGATCACATTGGTCACCGTGTTTTTGACTTCGACGCGGGTTTTGATGCGACCATCAGCTTTGACGAAGGAATCATACCCCGCATGCTTCGTGAACTGACCACCCACGGTTTCGTCGGCTGCCGGTGCATCGTCCTGCGCGCCTGCCTTCTGCTCGATGATCAGCAGGCGATCGGCCAGTGTGCGCTGCTCGACGCCCAGCGCTTCAATGGCCGACTTGGTTTCGGTCGACGTCTTGCCCAAATCTTTCATTTCCGCTTCAGCCTTAGTGGAAATGACCCCCAGCTTGGCTTCGACCGAATCGAGCGCCTTCATGATCGCCGCGCCGTCAACTTCGCCCATGACGAACAAACCAGCCAAGCCAGCCATCACGGGGCCGTTCTGGCCCATCAGGGCAGGCACATCGACACCGAAGGCATGCGCCGCAGCCCCCATCGATGCCAGAACCAGTACCAGCACCATACGCGCGGGCACACCAAAAAATTTCGTACGATTCATATTTACCTTTCAAGTATAAAAAAAACCGCCATCAGGCGGTCGTCGTCACGGAATGCGCGTCTACTGGGCGAGTTTCTGCAGCCTGGCAAGAATCTCGTCCATTTCCTTCGCCTTGCCCTGATCGGCGGCATCCCGCGCGCCGAACAGCGTTTTGACGCGGGCGGTCAACGCTTGCGCCGCCCCTTTGCTGAAACTGCCTGCATCCCGCAAGAAGTATTCAAAATCCCTGATCGTGGCAATTTCAGCGATCTCGTCGGTGAACGACGATTTCACGCTATCGAGATTGATACGTGCAAATTTATCGGCAGGAAAAACCACAATCGACGTCTCTTTGAGCATGGCAACCTTGCGAATGAGGCGGCCGCCAGTGGTCTCATCAAAGTCACCCTTCTTCAAGCCGTATCCGATCGACAGGGAGTCGATAGTGCCGTGCTTGAGCGCCGCCTTGACTTGCTCGCCCATGACATTACCAGGCGTAAATTCACCGGTCAGCAGCAGACCATAGTCGTCTTCCTCGGCTTTGGTCCATTTGCCGATGGGCACGGAGTAGCTGTCGTGGTTGAAAAACATTTTGGGTAGGCCGTTCGCCTTCAGCGTATCGACGTAGGCGCCCTTGAGAATCGTGTCGCCATAGCTGTCGACCTGGTTAAACGCCGATGCGTAACCGGTAAAGGATGCATCGTCGGCCGCCAACTTGAACTGCACAGCCGCGAAAGCGAGTGATTTAATTTCCATGTATTAGTTCCTATTGAGCGATGTTATTGCCATTGCCGCCGGCGGCGGGCGGCGTTTTTCCAAGCATATCCAGCGGTACCAGGTTGCTCTGAGCTGTAAGCACGTCGCTGCCTGGAACGAACGGCAAACCTTCAAGCTGGCGAACCTCGGCACGGGTCGATATGCCGTTCTGCACATTCTTGGCATTGATTTCAGCGCGATCCTTGGGATTGCCGCGCAGTAGCGCATCCAGGCTCATCTCGCCAACCATAGTTACTCGCTGGCGAGGTGTCATGACGCGCTTGCGCACCGACTGCTCAATGCAGATCAGCATGGGCCGAATCGACAACGAAACCCACCCGCTATAAATCTGCTCAACCCCTGACCCCCACGCCGTCACGTTGGCGTTATGCACCAGCACCGGTGGCACATCGAACCAGCGGCAAATCTCTTCGACCGTGAACACCCTGGTAGCCAGCAGTTGCTGATCCTCTGGCGTCATCGACAACTGCTGGTATTTCATATTGGCTTCCAGCACATGCAGCCGGGCGGTGGTACCCTCGGCCATCTCGGAGAAGTTCAAACGAACCGCCTCTCTTTGCTCCTTGTTCAGAACCTTATCAACCATGAGGATGCCGGTCGGCTTTCCGCCAGCGCCGAAAAGTTTACTGGCGGCGTTTTGCGCCTTGACTGCCTCATCCATCGTGCCACGCATGAAATCCAGTTTGGCCAAGCCGGTCGTACCATTGCCGAGGTTCTTCAATACCAGCACGCTTGACTCAGCTAACACCGCAATATCGTTGCCGAAGGAGTACAAATAGACCATTGAACCGTCTTTGAGCACTTTGGCCTCTACTTGGTCGGTTGGCATTGGCCACAGCGCCACCGCTTCGCCACTTGCATCACGTTCAATCCGGGCATAGCCATTGCCCCGCAAGTCATGATTCATGATCAAAGCCCGCCAGAATTCATACGGCGTCATGCGACTATTCGGAGAATCATGCAGCAGCTGGTACAAGCGCGAGGTTCGCGCGAGCTTTTTTTCACCAGCTATCTGCTCATAGACGAAATATGGCAGGCTGGCGATCGTGGTAGCTCGGCGATCAATACATGCCCACACGGTGCTGATCTGCAGTGCCCCATCGACGCCGACATTTGCCGTATCCGGTATCAGTGCAGTGCCGGGGATACCGCTTTGCGTACCCTCGGTCTCGGCAATCGCACCAGCGCGCCCGAGCCAGCTCCGCAGCGAGCCAAAGGAGTTAAGAAAGTTCATGTGCTGATCGGGTTGTTGAGGAAATCATCGATATCTCCTGTTGAAGGGTGGGTCGTCATCGCACGGTTCAGACACATCAACAGCGAGATAACGCCGTCGATTTTGTTTTCGAGCCGCTCTTTGTTCGGGAAAATATTTTCTTTGGCGTCACGGTGGCAAACGGTATTGCTAACCATCCAGGTCAGCACCGGGTCACCGTCATGATGAAAGCGCCGCTGCAGCACCAAGGCTTCGAGCCATTTCATCGGTTCACTGAAATTTTTCACCGTCGCGCCGACCTCGATCATCGGCAAGCCTGCCGCCACCATGCGCTGGCTGAACTGGGTTGCCTGGAACGGGTCATACGGCGCTTCGATAATGCTGAACAGGTCGCGATCTTCGAGCAGATCCTCTTCAATCACCCCAAAATCTGTCACGTCCCCAGGCGTCGACACCAGCAAATTGGCCTTGGCCCATCCCTTGTACTGCGAATTCGTACCCTCTTCGACGGCTTTCTCGTTCAGCCAATAGGTGTTGAAACCGTAGTAGTGCCGCACACCGTCGATGTCGCGCCAGAAAAGCTTGGTTTTCGCCGCGATATCGACCTTGCTGGCCAGGTCATGCGCTGCGATACACTCGCTGCCGATGAACTGATCGATGCTCATGGTCGTATCGAGGCACGTATCCCAGGCTTTCATGTCCATCCAAGCACTGTCTGCGTTGACCCAAATATTGACCCGCTTGGTCAGGAACTCGTTTTGCGCCGACATCATCTTTTGCGCCTTCCGGCACGCCGCGCGCATGTCGGCCAGCTTAACGGACACACCCAGGTTCGGATTCGCCTTGCGCCATACCGCCTCGTCGGCCCAGTCGTCGCCATCATCGAGCGTAAAGATGATGCTGAAGAAGGTTTCGTCGACGGCACATTCGCCGGCCAGCTTGTAGCCCATGCCGCCGTGCGCGTGCAGCGTGGTATTCAAAATCATGCATGAGTAGCTGCGCTGCTCATAGCAAACCCCTGCCCTGTCGCTGCCTGCGGTGGTGATGGCGAAGCCCAAGGGCTGCGATCGCGCGCCGGTGGAACTGTCCACCACGTCGTACAGCCCTCGGTCCTTTTGCGCATGCAACTCGTCAGCGATAAACCCGTGGGTATTGAGGCCGTCTAGGGACTCGAAGCCGCGCGCCAGCGGCTCGAATTTACTGTTTGTTTCTGTGTTGTAGATGGACGTCTTGCTCGCCTGCAGGCCAAGCTGGCCGAAATCGGGCTCGCGCTGCATCATCGCGTGCGCCGTCGACCAAACGATCTTGGCCTGTTCCTTTTTGGTAGCGAAGCTGTACACCTGGGCTCCCGACTCGTCGTCGGCGCTGACCAGGTACAGGGCAATGCCAGCGGCCATGGTGCTCTTGGCGTTCTTGCGCGCCACCTCTTCGTACGCGCGTCTGAAGCGGCGCAAGCCGCTGCTTTTTTCCAGCCACCCGAACAGGTTCACCAGGATGAATACCTGCCAGTCCTCAAGGCGTATCTTTTGGTACGTCTTGACCTGGCCAACCCAGATTGGCTTGCCCCACTCCCCCTCAACGTGCGGCAAAAGCTGGATAAATTCGCAGATCCGCACCCCTTCGGCGTGGTCCAGCCGGTATGGCCAGTCCGTTTCTTCACGTTCCAGGTCGTCCAGGAAGCGCTGGCAGGCCGCTTTTTCCCACTTTCCAGCCACTTCATCGCCCGCTACGACGGCATTTGCGTACCGCAGAGCCCGCTCAATGAAGTCCATAGCTACCTTTTATTGAAGTTTCCCAGGCTTTTTGCACCAGGATCAGCACCAGCTGGCGCCGTTTCTGCGCCGACAATCGTCGGCGCGAACAGCGAAAGCTGCGTGGTAGCCGGGGCCAGGTTGACGCGCGACGATGGTGTGAGGCCAAAGTCGATACAGAGCTTGTAATACAGCTCGATGGCGCGGTTGCTGGCAACCAGTGCCATCGAATGCACCACGTTGCCGTTCGCCGTCAGCGAACTGAGGCCGCCGCTCTCTGGCCGGGCCTTGGCGTCGGCCGCGATCATGTCTTCGGCCTCCACATACCGGCCCCACTGCGTGCAGAGCATCGCCAGTGCGCCACGGTCGACGGCCGAGATCATTTGATACGCGGCCAGTTCGGCGCAGACACGGGTCCACTCTTTTTTTGCCTCGCCTTTGAGATGGCGCGGGCAATCTGGAGCTTCGGCAACCGGTCGAAATTCGTTCTTGTTGACTGGCCGACGCCCTGCGTTTCCATCGATCGCACGCAGCGCGCTTGGCTTAGCTTTACGTCCCATGGATACCCCCCCCTCCTAAAATAACGCGCTCGAAAAAATGTGACTATGAGCACGGTCTTCTGCAAAATCCCGTGCGACTTTTCACCCGCCCCGGCCATACCCCCCGTCCTCGGTCGCCGTTTTCCGGCTGTGGCATGGCTTGCAGAGTGGCTGCCAGTTTTTTGAATCCCAAAAGAGGATCTGGTCGCCCTTGTGCGCGACGATGTGGTCGACCTCGGTGGCCGGCACGACCCTGCCGTCCGCCTCGCAATGGCAACACAGCGGATGGCGCGACAGATACGAGGCTCTGGACTTTTGCCAAGCACGCCCGTAACCGCGCTTGCTCGACGACTCGCGCCGCGCGTCAGACTGGCTCCGCACATGCTTGGCATGGGGTTCGCAATAGCCACTGACATCGAGCAGCTGGCCGCAACCAGGTTGACGGCAGATGGACTTCGATCTCAATGCCATAGCGCCCCTTCAAAATAAAAAACCCGCACTCGGCGGGCAAACGAACAGCTACCTATAGGCACCGCTTATTCTGCGGGTCAGACGGGATCACCTCTTTCGTGGTTGATAAACTTGTGCAGGCGTCTGCACTATCGACGCCACAACCTTTACAGATTCACTGCCCAACATTTCCTTGATGACGATCACCAGGTCGAATACCATCAAGCCACTGGTAGGCCTCGGACGTAGGCGTAAAAAAACCCCGCGAGGCTTGCCGCCTGGCGAGGTTAATCTGGTCCTGCGTCTCAGAGTCGGCTTGTAAATACTGCCTTGGATACAGTTACTCCGAGAATGACCGAAATATACAGCGCTTGTCACAGGGGCGTCAAGCGATAACTAATTATTGCCAACAACTCCCTGCGAAGTGAAACTCGGCGCCAACCTCTTGAATGCGATCTCTTCCATGTCCCGCAGGTGATCCTGCATCTTCTTCGACGCGCGCTGGTAGGTCATGCGGCTGCCACCAAATGATGCGGCCAGATCGCGCACCGTAATGTCTAGCTTCTTATGGTTGGCAAACAAACGTCCAAGCATGCAGTCGATGGCCAAAGGATTCACCGTTGGGAACAATGGCCGGAACCAATCCGCCAGTCCCTTGATAGCTTCGATGCGCTCGGCCGAGAAGGCAAAGCGGCGCTTGCCATCCACATCTTCGAAATCCGTCTGCCCGTACTTCGCCTGCAACACCCACATTTCTGTCTTCGGCAACCGATGCTTTACCGCCTGCAGCACCAGCGCGCACTGGGCGCGGACCTCGTTGCCATCCAGTCCGCCGAAGTTAATTGACCCCGACACCGTGCCGCGCAGCTGCTCCAGCCAGCAACGCTGCCTGCCGTTCAATTGCACTGACTCCATCGCCTTGATCAGCGCCGCCCGCAACGGCGCGTCCTGCTTTGCCTCCTGGGCCATGATCAGGAACGACACATGCACCGCTTGCCCAACGTTTTCAAATACCGCTTCGTCCGCTTTCACTTCCATCGCCTAGCCCCTTTTCTCGTTATCAATCGCTTGCTGATCCAATGCTGCCTGCCATGCCACTTCACCCGTCCGCCTCTCATACTGCCCAGGCGTCCTATCCAGCGGTACGCCCCGATATACCGGCGTGCCCACCTCATGCCCATTCTCAGTAGCGTGGAACCCTTGCCCACCACGCATACCGCGCCGTATCGCCGCATCCACCACTTCCACACCAAATGCCTCGCGGAACGCATCGATGATCGCTGCCACCTGGGGCATTTGCTCCCGCATATTCGATTTCGTCATCGCCTCTCCCGGCCGTCTTTGGTTGTTCAACTTCGTTAACAGTGGTTAACCATCCATTAGGCAAACCCTGATACATCACAACCCGCATGAATACTTACTTTGATCATGGTTAACAGGGTTAACATGGGTAGTTACACGTGTGAGAGGTACTGCATTACCGCACTCACCTTGCAGCACCAACACCAGCACATACGCGCACACACGCGGCGCACCCTGTTAACCCTGTTAACCATGTAGAACCCGCATGGATACGAACTCTTGCGCTATCACGGTCTGCTGCAACCCGGCACAACCCTGTAATAAAATGAGTAAGCATCACAGCTCTGCCCGAATGTCGGCCAGGTCACGGAAGACCTTGCACTGTTCGCTGATCGATCCCTCGCGCCCCACCTCGGCCTGCTCGCCTTCAGCCGGCACGTACGGCACGTGAAACACCGACAGCAGCTTCCCCTTACCCGACGTCGTGAAATTGACCCACTGGCGGTTCTTCTTCAGTCGCTGCCCTATCAGCTCATTGAACTTAGTCATGGACATCGAGCGCAGACCGTACTTGCTGCTGTAGCGAGAGAACACGTTGTAGAGGTCTGTCGACAGACAGGTGCAGTAAGGCGCGGCCAGCTCGCCATTGCACCAAGCTAAATAGAACGCCTCCCAGTCCGGCCGCCCAAAGTTGATCACGCGCTCTTTCGACGGCGTCATCAACGGCTTCGTGTGCGGGGTGAATGTGCCCAATGGGTAGGTGAGCAAGAACGCATAGAACGCCTCGATTAAGCCGTCATCGAGTGCGGCCGTGATCCTGGCCAGCAGCTCAGGGGATAAAGGCTGGCGCACGTCTACCACCAAGAATCGCCGGTCTTCAGGCTCCAGCGGGATAGCCTGAAACTCGTTCGACAACATCACGCAGTTCATGTGATTGGCCTCGACTCGGTCATCCTTGAATTTCTGGCTGATGGGCGTGTCGCGGCCGGTGATCATGTGCTTGATCAGGCCGAAGTACGAATACTTGTCCTGCCTGCTCAATATCTCCTCAAACAGTACGAACAGCTTTTGCGAGCGCCACATGGTGTATGTACCTTCGAGCTGATGCTGCCCGCCTGTGGCTCCGTGGGCGCCATAGATCGGCTTGACAATTCCCTCAAAAAACAGCGACTTGCCCGTCCCCTGTTTCTCGCCGAAGAACAGCAGGCCGGTCTGCATCTTGGCGCCAGGATGCTGCAGTGGATACGCAAGCCAGTGCAACACCCAACGGAACACGTCCGGCCCGTTCACCTCGGTGGCGCAAAGGCTCCACAGCAGTTCGAGCACCAGCTGCGCCTTGGCCTCGTCTGGCCGGGGAGTCAACGGAAACCCCTCGAACAGGTTGATATGCGTATTCAGGTCGACGCGCTGCGTAGGGTCGAACACGACCTTGTCGTAGTCCTTTTCCATGTGTAAGGGATGGGACAGCCAGCGCGAGGCCAAGTCATTGCCGCGTGCCAGGGCCATAGCGTCATAAGCGATAATCGATTTCTTATCCGCATCGAATACTGTCTTGGTTCCATAGAGCAGCGTATAGCGCTCCAGCATCATGACGATGTTGTCGCCCCCCGCCACCCCGTCTTGTGATGCGACGCCGCGCACAGTCTTGGGCAATGCCCGAGGCGAGATCGTCCGGCGTACCGACGCCGAGGCCCACCCCTTGGCCACGTCCTTGCCGACCATATCGACAAATGCCGCTTTCTTCATCCGCAGCTTGTTGAGGCTGTCCCATATATCGGTCGATCCCTGCACCAGCGCGCAATGCGCCACCGCCCATTCCAGCGTGAACGCGCCTGTCTCTCCCGGCGCCGCAGTCGTTTCTAAGGGGGGCGGGGAATTGGCATGTGCTTCACCAAGGACGTCAATCGACGCGGCGACGGCTGGCGCCGGATCGGCGCCGCCTTGCATAACGAGGGGCGCGGGGGAGGCGTCGGCCACGCCCTCGGCGAACAGCACGTCCATGTCAAGGAACACCGCTGGCGCAGCGTCACCCCCAAGAGAAACGAAATCAGGCTGCTGCGCAGCAGGGGGCGTCGGGCTATCGGCTTCGGCGCTGCCATCGGCCCCTGCAACGTCAGCGGCATAGGATGCGGCCGCTGGCGCGGCAGGATGAACGGCAAGAGTAGAACTGGGCTGCTGCGCAGCAAGGATGGCAAAACCAATTTGCGCTGCGGCCGTATCAAACGATTCCTCAATAGCCAAGTCATTGAAATCGCTGATTTTGCGGCCGCCGCGATCCCTAAAAACTGGCAACACCACAGATGCGTTGCCGACTGCAGCTGCCGCAGCGCGGCAACTGGAAACGCCGGCATTCGAAAACTTCGGTGTCCGCACCGTGCCACGCGCGCGGCGCACGTCCGCAGCGATGAAGTCGACGCCCTGGGCGTCTTTCATCCATTGCGCCATGACCTCCACGATCTGGCCGTCATCGCTGCGCACCATGTGCGTCTGGCCATCAATGGCTACCGGCACCGAGACACCAAAGTCTCCCGCCAGATCGCGAACGAGGCGCTCCTGCAGCAAATAATCGTCATCAGCAAAAAACAACAGGTGCGCATCTGGATGCGCCGCCCGCAGGCGCAGCGCCACCGCCATGATATTGCCGGCGGTAAAGGCCACCTCGACAGGGAACCCTGCCGGCGCCAACATCTGTATGGTGCGGCTGGTGGCATAGCCCTCACCCACACCAATCACCGGCGCGCCGGCCAGCACGCCCAGCGTATGCGCGGCACCAATCGTATCGCTATCGAAGTTGAATTTTTTCTCGCCGGCCGGGTCGATCTTTTGCACCGCGACCATCTGTCCATCACGCATTGCAGGAACAAGCAGGAGCCCGTCATCACTGACACGAACACCCTCAGGCGTAATCTGCTTTCGTTCAAGGTACGGATGCACAACAGGCAGATGCTCAGCCTTATTCCACTGGTCACGTGCCCTATTGGCCGCCAGACGGGCCTTGTTACGGCGGTCCTCGGCATCCTTGGCTGCCGTCTCTTTTTGCTTCCGATGATACTCAGCGACATCCTCAGCAGGCATCGCCCCTACATCAGCATTTACTTTTACCTTGCCTGAATCCTGCCCTTGGTACAGCCCAAACGAACCGACGATGACGCGCCGGCCAGACTTGAGGTCGATTTCACGCAGCGAGTACCAGGCCTTCCTACCCTTGCCGTATTTGTGCAGCTTTCCATCTGTGACCAGTATGCCGTTCGGAGGACTTGGCAGGCCGCAGGCCTGCATATCGATAAGTATCTGACTAACGTCGCTCACTATTGCTGCCCATCCGTAATGCCAGGCATAGCCAAGCCATGCGGGACGCGCTGACTACCCATACGGGAAGGAATAGCTGCATAGTCAAATGAGCCCGGGCGAGCCAGCGGCGCGCGAACCATGTTCGCGGGAGACAAAGGGAGTTTCTTGCCGACATAGCGCGGCCCTGCAACCTGGCCTGCCGGCGCCACCGTGGCTTGAGTCGAGCGGCCAACAAAATCCCAGCCTTTTTGCGTCACCACGTAATCGCCTGCCTCGCGGCGCACGACATGACAACGCATCAGCGAATTGATAATTTCTCGCTCAAACGCGGTAATCGGACGCGTCCAGGTCAGTGCATTCATCCAGCCATGCAGGCCGGCACGGCCGCCCAACTGGGCGAGCTTGCGAAAAGCAATATCAGGGCGCGTTCCGGCGCGAGGGCCAAAATGCGCACTCATACTGCACCATCCTGGCCGCCATCCGGCTTGCAATAGACACGGATTGTCAACGCCATTAGCTCGGACAACCCACGCTGCAGGCCGTCGATATCAGCATCAAGGCAGGCCCTCTCACGTGGATCGATCAGTTCGTCTGCCGTCGCCTCTTCAAAGTGGGAGGCGAAGATGCCCAGGCGGACGTAAATGTCGCGGAACTTTTTTGCCAGCACTTCGTTGCCGTCGGACATATCTTCCGGCAGTTTTACGAAGGCGCCACCGCTCGATGCGGCCACAGCCTCAGCGAACAGCGTAGTGCCGGAGAACGCCTGCAGCTGCAGGGCAGTGTCCACAGTGACGCCCTGCCCTTTGCGTTCGTAGACGCGGTTTTCCAATCCGTTGCGGCTCATGCCCAGGGCGGCTGCAATTGCATCCCAACCGCCAGGAAATGCCTTAATCATTCCAAGGTACGATTTTTTAATTTTCACAACATTTCCCTCTACTTGGTGGTTGTTCTTGTCATGCGGTCAAACTACGCTTGCGACATGAAACTAAATCCTGCTCATTCCCTGCTTCGCGGATCGACACCTACAACGGAATGCTCCGGTACGGTATCGAGAATATTTGTTGACGATGGCAGCTGACGACCACCATGTCCCGAATCCATCGCGGCAAGTTCGGGCCAGATATTCATCCAATCGACTGGGCGCAGGTCTTTGCGTGACACTCGCCCTGCTGTTGCCTTTTCGATCGAAAAACAAAACTCAATTGGGACCCCTCGTACACGCCAATTCCCCAGACGTGCGGGGCTTACCCCAATTGCCTTCGCAAGAGCGGAGGACCCGTTGCATAGATGAATTGCTCTGTCTAATGGATTCATGAAAAGGATGATACACATTTTGTGTATTCACAGCAAACAATTTGTGTAACACGCTTTGTGAAGTGTTGACTATCCTGTGACCATGAATAAAAAAGCCAATATCCCTTGGGAGGTAGTCGAAAATCGACTAGCAGAACTCAAGAAAGATCAGCAGTGGTTGCGCGAGGAACTGCAGCTCTCGCCAAACGTTGTGACAAACTGGAAAAATCGCGGAGTCCCGAGTGGGAAGGCTGTAGCTGTCGCCAGGATTCTTGAGCTCAGCACAGACCAGCTCCTTGGGCTGGAAAGCTACGAAACTGTCGCCGGGGCATCTCGCGTGCAAGCTGTGGAACGAGGGGACCCCTCATATGTTCACATCAAGAAAGTAAAGCTACGATTGTCCGCCGGAGTTACTGGCTTTCAAGCCGACCCAGAATTCGATAGCGGCGGCACGGTAGCCGTCGATCCCCGCTGGATAGCGCGCAATGGCTATTCACCTGATCGCCTGATAGCGATCAAAGTACATGGACAAAGCATGGAGCCCACACTTTACGAAGAAGATCTGGTAATCCTCAATACGGCAGACAAAGCAATGATTGATGGCGTTGTGTACGCGTTCAACTACGAGGGTCAAGCTGTCGTAAAGCGCCTGTCTCGTGATGCCGGTGAATGGTGGCTTACCTCAGATAACCCAGATCAGCGCAAGTATCATCGAAAATTATGCAGGGGCGGCGATTGCATCATAGTTGGACGCGTCGTACGCAAAGAGAGCGACCATATCTAATAAGCAACGTATAAACATCGCCATCTAAAAGCTCACGCCCCCCAAAAAAACCCGCAAGTTGCGGGTTTTTTTACATCTAGCTCTTTCAATAAATCCTCTTCACGTCGCCCACAGAATACACAAGTACACAAATCAATACACGTTTTGTTTGATTGAGTACACAACTTGTGTAATACTGCATTCCATCAAAAACAGCTACCACAACGATGGGGTGATGCCGATGGGAAATTCAAACGCCTTTACTGTCACGGTCCGTATGCCTGGTCAACTGCCTTGCGATGGGCTTCCACTTTCCGCCATCGCCGTAGACGCTGCGTCCGTAATCATGGACATGATCGACCGTTTCGGCCCTTGCTTGGTTTCCGTTCGGCCACTCAAGGCGCCGCAATGAAGACCGGCGCCAAGCCGCTGGCGCACGATCAGCACCTGAGCCAGGCCCTGGCCGCGTCCGCCGCACTGGCGCGCCTACAGCACTTGGCCAAGTCCGTTCGATGCGCACCGATGGACCTGTCGTCCGACGGCGGCCGCAGTATCGACATGCTGCGCCTGCTCGACGTCATGCGTGCACGAGGCTACCGCATCGATCCGCCCGTCATGGCCGCCGCGCAGCCCAACCCGCTGCACACCATCTGGCTGATCAACATCGCCGTGCCGACAGGCGTCGGCGTCAGGCTGGGCGTGCCACTTCCACGGGTGCCAGCATGACCGCTCCGCTCGTCCACCTTGCAATCGATGTGCGCAGCGTGCTGGCCAGGCCACTCCACGAGCTGCGCGGCTTCACCCACCCGGACGGCCGCGCCATGACGCCACGCCAGGCCAAGGCAGCCCTGGTGGCGCAGTTGGCCGAAGGCCATGAGCTGCTCCCCATCGGCAACAGCACCCCTTTTGATTTCATTAAACGCGAACCGGGCCGTACCCGCCCACAACCAGGAGCCGCACATGAGTAGCGACCTAGTAATACCCACCATCGGAGGCATGAAGAAAGCCCCGGCCCGCAGCGAGAAACGCATCGTCGTCGACGAGCTGGTCAACGACCAGGTATTCGCAATCACCGACTGGGCCGACATCCGCCCCAGCTACACCAACCGCAAACGGTTCAACCAGACCGCTCTGGAGCAACTGGCCGCCAACATCAAGGAAGTTGGAATTGTCCAGCCCATCCTGATTCGCCCTGTCACGCCAACCGATGACGCGCCTCAGCATTTCGAGATCGTCGCCGGCGAGCGCCGTTGGCGCGCTGGCAACATCGCCGAGCTGCAGCGCGGTCCGACCATGATCCGCAATCTGACGGACCTGCAGGCGCGCGAGATCCAGCTGCTGGAGAACCTGCAACGCGAAGACCCGCACCCGATGGAAGAAGCCGAAGGGTTCCAGGAGCTGATGCTCAATGCCGGCTACACCGCTGATCGCTTGGTGGATAAACTGAAGAAGTCGCGCAGCCATATCTATGGTCGCTTGAAGCTGTGCGCCCTGACGACCGAGGTGCGCGAGAAATTCCTCGATAACGTGATCTCGGCGTCGACGGCGCTGCTGATCGCACGTGTGCCCGTGCCGGCGCTTCAGATCAAGGCCCTGGCCGACATTAGCGCACCATACCAAGGCACTGGCGAGCCTATGCCCTACCGCGCCGCGCTTCGCCACATCCAGGAGCGCTATACCGTCGACTTGACGCGCGCGCTATTCAAGCTCAGCGATGCCACGCTCCTGCCACTGGCCGGCGCCTGCACCAAATGCCCAAAGAAGACCGGCAATCAGCCGGAGGTATTCGGCGACATCAAAAGTGCAGACGTCTGCACAGACCCGGACTGCTACGCCGAGAAGCGCATGGCACACGATACGCTGACCATTGCTGCTGCAAGTAAAACCGGCGTTCCGGTATATGAAGGCGTCGAGGGGGAAACCATCTATCGTAAAAACACCTACGACCGTTATAGCCTGTTTGTCATGGCCAACTCTCCCCTGTGGGTGTTTGATCGCAATTCGCCTGCCACCCAAAACCAAGGCAATGCAGCGACTTACCTCGATGGCGGCCTACTGCCTGAGCCAGCGTGGTATGTAAAACACGAAGGCGGCGAAGTGACCCCGTTTTACGACAAGGCTCCAATCCAAAAATTGCTTGAAGACGCTGGCGCATGCGAAACGGTCGAAGTTCATGCGGCACGTATGGCCAATGTGCGCGCCATAGCTGAGAAGAAGGAAGCGGCAGCGAACACGCCGGCAAAACAGGCTGAAATAGCCAAGGCGCGCGCGGAAGAGGCAGCAGCCGAAAAACAGGCTGAACAGGACGAGCTCTACCGCATCGAACTGTACAGACGTCTGCGCGCTAAAGGCGCTAACGGGTTCTCACTGGCCTCGCTGCGCGAATTTACCAAGCTCGCGCTGACCACCCACGAGCTGCCGGACCAGGAACTGGACTATCCGTTTGACACGTCTACCACCGAGAGCATTCACGCGTACATCGACCAGGCCGGCCTGCCCGACGTGCAACTGCTGCTGGTCGATATGCTGCTGGGCGACTGCCTCGCAGGTGACCGGTACTTCAGCGACGATGAATACTCAACTCAGGAGGCAACCATGCACGCCATGGCTCGCCATGAGGGCATCGATCCCGATGCCGTACGCCTGCAGCTGGAAATGGACGAGATTCCATTCGAAGACGTCCAGGTACAGCAACTGGGCGACTTCATCGCCAACTCACCAGGCCGCCTGAACGATCTCACCAAGTTCATCCTCGCCGAGTGCCCGCTGATGATCAAAGCCCTTGAACAGGCTGCAAATACCCACGGCTGGTATTACGCGCCTGGTCAAGTCTGGCTGCGCGCCGACGAAACAAGCACACCTGGCGCGGCCCACGTGGTGCCGGAGCAATCCGACGACGAAGATGCCGACGACCTCGCAGATCAAATCAACTTGGCGCCGCAGGACGAAGTCGCCGCAATCGAGCGGCCTGCAGCAACTGCGGTCAACCAGCCAGAGCCAGAAACCAAGAAGCCGGCGCCGCGTTTACGCAAACCCAAAAGCCCTACGAAGCCAGCAGCATGGCCCTGGCCAACATCCGCAACCGCATTACCTACCACCGCGAAGGAAACACAATGAACAGCGAGAGCATAGCGGCCACGCCCGCACAGGAACGTATTGACGCAGTCGAAGTCCAGGAGCGCCTGTCCTGGCCAAGCGCTCCAGCCACCGGTTACTGCGACACCTGGCTGATGGTCAACGCCGGCGCACTCAATTTCAAGGCGAGTGAAGAACATCAGGTAGCAGCCATGGCCAACATTGGCCACCAGCTGCTGCAGGAGATCGCCGCATATCGGCCAGGCTTCAAATGGACGAATAGTCCGGTCGAGATTATCGGCGCACTGATCGAAGACGCCACCTTAAATGACGCGGCGCGTGACGTGATCGCCGAGCGGCGCCGGCAACAAAGTGCGCATGGCTGGACAGCCGAGCACGATGATTGGTATGAGTGGGGCGAACTTGCGATCGCTGCCTCTTGTTACGCACGGCACAGCGACCCGACCCAGACGCCAACTGCTTGGCCATGGGCCGATATCTGGTGGAAGCCAGCAACGCGACGCCTGAACTGTGTAAAGGCTTCCGCACTGCTAATGGCCGAAATTGAGCGCCTTGATCGTAAGGCAGCAGCCGCTGGCACCAACGACGAAGGGGCGGCGTAATGAAAATGTTAAGCCCCGAATTCAGGCGCACGCTGCGCAGCATGGAGAAGCACTTCGCCGCACAGGCCGACCAGCGCGAAGACAAAGCTATCGCGGCCCATCTAGCGGCCGTAACTGCATCTATCGGCGCCCCGAGCTCCCGGCGCCAAGACGGCGCTGAGCCAATGCAGTACCGCTTTCGGATTGTCATCGCGTTCGTGGTACTAGCTGGTGCCCTAGCAGGATTGTCTTGGTGGTGCCCATGACAGCGGCCAAAACCGGCACGATTGCCGCCCAGCTCCACCGTGCCGAGCTCAATTTCAACAACCTGGTCGACGTAATTGTCAGCGATCACCTGGCAGCCAGCTGTCAGTCAATCGGGCAGTATCGAAGCATGCTTATTAAATTTGCTGCACAGATCAAAACTGTATCGCTAGCAGAGAACACGAAAGGAAATGTATGAGTACCGAAGAAATGCTGGTGAAGCTGCTTGAGCGCCTGTCCAAGCCACTACCTCCACCGCTACCTGTCGAGGTTGACTTATGGGATACCAAGAACATTGGCGCCTACCTGAAGCGCTCGGTGGACACGGTACGCGACGATATCGTATGCCTTCCGTCGTTCCCCCGGCCTATTCGATTACCGACACCAGGACGCGCTCAAGCACTGTACAAGGCGCGCGAGGTAATCAAATGGGCTGAAAGTCACGTCTCATGATCCGCAACCAAAAGGCAATCACTCTTCTCCGCTCTTGCCTTTTGGTTCATCATCACCGGCTTCGGCCGAACCGCGCTGCTGGAGAAATCCTACAACGGTACCCACAATGGTAGTCGACAGCACTATGCCGGCGAGTACATCCTTATTTAAGTAAGCAAATAAGCCGGACATCGCATACCCCCCAACAATGAGGCAAAATGCCATCCAATGGATGCGTTTATTGTCTGCACGCTGAGCAACTAACGCGGACTTAGTGATCTCACGTACATGTTGCGAATCTGCCTCAAAGACACGAAGTATTCGCTCGGGGGCGTCTGGGATGACATCTCCATACTTGCGAAATATATCAGGATGTGGAATGGGGCCGTTAAAGCGCTCTGTGCGCGTCACGGTTCTACGCGCAGCAATTGGGGCAGTTCCGGGGAGGAACTCGCCCGCAATACGCTCTAAAGGATTGGTTTCAGGAACAGGCCTCAGCTCCCCGAGCGCCACTTCGGCGCTCTCTTTGTGTTGTGCAGCGGATGAGGCGCGCCTAGGGCTACCGCTTTTCGGCCTGTTTGGATACTTTTTCGACATCTCTACCGACCTCTGCGATTGAATGGTTTAGCCTTTTACCAAGGTTAATCCAAGTATCGCACATCATCTCGCTTGCATTGTTGTAAACAACAAACTTGCTATAGTTGCTGTTCGGCTGCAACGAGAATACTGTCGGAAGATTTTTAAGGAGTGAGCGTTTCATGAGTCGAATAATACACTGATTACTCAAATTTGTTGACGGAGCTGTCAACAACCCTTGATCAAATCGTACATCGTTGCGAATTCGGTGGGCGCGCGATTGAACGTACCCTAATCTATAACTAATATATGGTCAATTCTTGCAATTACAATCTTCCCGCAATGTCATCTGCAGTAGCGTTGTAGTAAATCTGCAACTGCCTAATATCTTGATGCCCAACCATCCGAGCAAGGTCCAACACAGTAAGCTTGCTTGCCAGCCTAGTGATAGCCTCATGCCGGGTGTCGTGGAACGTCAAGCCCTCAATCCCCGTAGTATCACGTGCCCTTCGGAACATCGCATCAAGCGTTGCTGGCGTTAAATCAAATCCATCTGACACCATTGCCCACAGCTCCACTGCACGCGGGGACAACGCCACCTCGCGAGGTAAGCCGTTTTTCGTCATCCGCAGCCTAGCCACGCGACCATTCACATCTTCCGTCTTCAACGAGCATATTTCCCCAGCACGCATCGCAGTCTCAATGGCAAAGAGGAAAGCTATTGCTATGCGCTGCTGCTTGGTCTTTGGGACGACACCGGCCGCCTGGTGATCCCAACCAAGAGCGATACAAATCTTTTTGATCTCTTCGGAGCTAATAAGGCGATCACGGGGCGGCTTAGCCTTTGGCCGCGCGACGTCGGCCGTAGGGCTGGCCGATATCCATTTCCACTCCTTGCGAGCGACGGAGAATACGTGCGACAGCAGGTTCATTTCTCGGGTTACCGAACCGCCCTGGACGGTCAGCAGCCGTTCATCGCGCCAAGCGGCAATATGGGTAGCATCCAAATCGCACATCTTGACGGAGCCGAGGGGCATCTCCGCAAAGAATGCCAAGCGGAACGCCTCCCATCGGTGGCCTCGCTTTAACTTAGATACCTCAAGCTCGTACTTGCGAAACGCATCGGCGCAGGTCTTCGTATTGACCACTGCTTTTTTCCCGCCAGCATTGATTCGCTGCTCAGCCTCCCAGGCCAAGGCAGCCGCCTTCGTGTCAAATGTCCCGCTGAAGCGTGTTCCGGCGACCATCACCCTGTGGCGCCATTTTTTGCCGTCTTTTGTTGGTGCTGCCAT